TTGGAGGAGAGCTTTCTTGGGCCACTACAGAAGGCTTATCTGAATCTGATGAGGTATGACATTGGGTTCTATCCTCATCGGAAGAAGAGGGCGAGGCTTTTGGCCACAAAGGGGTGATGTTTTTCGCGGGGTGTGCGTTGACTGAAAAGTTTTGCCTCGCGCACGTTTACTCTCTCTTTCTTATTAAGTAAGTATCTAGTACTATCTTACTAGTATAGTATATGTATATTACTATATAGAGTATTAGTAAGAGAATACTGTCGTGGCCGAAAAGCAAAATCGTCCCGGCGGGGATTCTTTGTGGCCCTACTCTATCAAGGGCTGTGGGAGATTTAGACGCGTCTAAAAAAAGCAAAATAAAAGCAAAACGAAAGCAAAATGCTTTTTTGCTTTTTCGTGGTCTTGTTTCTTGAGTAGGTTTTGTGTTTTGCTTTTATACTATTGTCATGCTCTAGCCCTACTCTATCAAGGGTTTCACGTTTTTGCAAAAGCAAAATAAAAGCAAAACGAAAGCAAAATAAAGCAAAACTGATTTCTCCCCATGAGGGGAGAGTTTTTGTCTTCGTAACGTGCTAATATCAGCACGTTTCAGATACAAACGTACTTGTCAAGAGTTCTTGTCATCGACCACCTCTGCATCGTGGACGATGATAGCACGACCAGCGTCGAGGTCGTTCTTGACCTGTGCCATCGTAGCAAGTTTTTTGTAGATGTCAGCGAAGTCCCTGTCGTTCTCGCTCAACATCTCCTTGGCTATCTGAACGTCTTGTGCGATGACCTTGATGTCTCTCTCGTGGTCTTCTGAACTCTCTGCGAGTTTCTCCAACTTCGCTGTCAGTGGCCCAAGATATTGTTCAACGAAATGGTTGAGTTGGTCAATTCGATTCTCGATCGACTCAATCCTCTCTTCAATAGATGTGTGTGTGTGTTCCATAATCCAAAGATACAAACAATTTGTACCAATATCGCGCAAAAAAAGAAAACACACCCATTTAATCACCCAATATGGCATACATTTGTCCTTGAGAGTCAGGGGATTAGAGTCGTAAGAGAACTACGAACGGGTTTTGCTTGTACCCCAGTTAACAACCCTGTCCTCTCTTCATATGGTGGAAGACGACGTTATATTTGTAACCTTTATGGCTCTTGATATGTGGTGGTACTACTGCAACAACTGACACATGAAGGTATATGTAGATAGCAACAAGGTTACGATAGAGAGCGCTGGGAACATCGTTACTATTTCCGGGCCTGACATCCGTCGCGTATACCAAGAGTTTGTTACCAATGTCAACTTGGTTGGTGGCATATACACGGTATATGTTACAGATATCTACTCTAACACGTTCTCTATTCCACTTGACAGCGTAACCAACCAAAGGCTGTGGAAGAACACCTTTGAAGGTGCTGCGGAGGCTGTCAGGGACATATCTGCCATAGCTGGCACTGTCCCATTTAGTGGCATAACTGAACTCACTGGTGATGTCACCGCTGGCCCCGGTTCGGGATCTACATTGGCCACCCTTGCCAACACATCTGTTATTGCAGGGAGCTATACCAATTCCAACATCACCGTTGACTCAAAGGGAAGGGTGACCGCAGCGGCCAATGGAACAGGTGGAGGTGGTACTGGGGATGTTGTTGGCCCGGCATCTGCCACAGACAACGCCATTGCGCGATATGACCTGACCACAGGCAAGCTGATACAGAACAGCACCGTACTGCTTGACGACAACGGGAAGCTGGGTCAGGTGGACGCAATTGATTTCGACACCACCCCGACGAGCGCACCTGCTGCTGGTCGCATGATATGGGACAGCACCGAAGGGTCACCTGCTGCTGGTCTGTCAGGCGGTAACGTAACTGCTCTGATGGGAACAGACCTGCACGTCCTGTGCTACAACGACACCGGAGGCTCTTTTACCAAAGGTCAGGTGGTCAGGGTTAACGGCTCCAGCGGAACAAGGCTGAAGATAGCATACGCACAGGCGGATGGAGACCCCAACAGCGCAGAGACGATCGGACTTGTGGCCGAAACAATAGGCAACAACGCAAGTGGTTATGTCATCACACGCGGCCTGATCAGGAGCATCAACACAAACTCCTTCAACGAAGGTGATGTATTGTATCTCTCGCCCACCACTCCGGGAGGCATAACAAACGTCAAGCCCCAAGCACCTGATCACATGGTGCGTATCGGCTACTGCATTAAGAAGGCTGGAGGTGCTGGTATTATCTATGTAGACCCCCTCAATGGATTTGAACTTGAGGAGTTGCACGATGTTCGTATCACAACGCCCGCTACCAATACCTGTGGCCTGTACTGGAACGCGGTAAGCAGCGTTTGGGAGAACCTGACCCCCGCCAACGCACGAACCGCTCTTGACGTAAGCAAGAAGATACTTCAAGTTGGCTCTCTGACATTGACCACAGCAGGGTGGTCTTTGGTAGGTGGTCTATATGAGCAGGACTTGGCACAGGCAAGCATCACAGCAGCATCCATCGTGGACGTTATCCCAAACAACGCCGATATAGCTACTGTCATTGCCGCTGGAATACTTCCAAGGACTGACAGCGCAGCAGGTAGTGTGAAGGTGTATGCTCAAAACCTTCCTACTGCGAACATTGGTGTGACAATTAACATTAGCAACCTATGAGCGTAGGTTCTTTTGCGGCCCCACTTATTGGCTCCCCCGCTAACGTGCTGCGTGAGTATACAGCTAGCGACACTTGGAACAAGCCAACCAACAATAAATTCGTCGGCGCGTTCGTCGTGTGCGTGGGTGCTGGTGGTGGTGGTGAGTGTGGAGATCTTCGGTCAGGCACGACTGTGCAAGCGACAGGAGGATCAGCAGGAGGTGGTGGATGGGTGGTGTGGGACTTCATCGCTGCGGCATCGCTGGGAGTGACCGAGTCTGTAACAGTGCCGACAGGAGGAGCAGGACAACCCGGACGCAACACGGCAGGTGATGGCATCGCCGGAACCAATGGTGGTGATGCGTCATTCGGAACGCACGTTGTATCACTTGGCGGAGCGGCAGGAACGGGTGGTACGGAAACAGGTCGAGATGTCACAGGATGCACACCACGCAAGGGATCGAACATTCTGCTCGGGCATCCATCGATGCGTGCAGGTAACATAGGTGGGTGTGCTGGATTCTACTGGCCGACAACTGGTGTGCCGCAGTATACCACCAACAGCAGCCGCGCACCCGGAGGCGCACCCGGAGGCAATGGTGGAACGCGAGCTGTTACTGGCAGTACAGTAGCATCGCGAGCAGGTGGTGATGTCTGGAATGGTACTGCGCTGACAGGTGCTGGCACGGCAGGTGCAACGGGTGCTGGCAATGGAGGCAACGGCACGGCTAACATCGTGCTGACGCTGTTATCATCGCATGGTGTCACAGCTACTATTGGACCCGGTGGTGGTGGTGGTGGTGGTGGTGCAGGTACTGGTGCTACCAACGCTGGTAATGGTGGCAATGGTGCTATTGCAGCAGGAGGCGGAGGAGGAGGAGGAGGCACTGTTGGCGTTGGCGATGGCATCAGCGGTGATGGCGGCAACGGAGGTGCAGGAATAGTCTACGTTTACGAAATTTTTAGAATCTGACATGGCAACCTACGCTGTAATCAAGGCAGGATATGTGCTGAATGTGGTCGAATGGGATCCGATTACCGCACCAAACTGGCAATATCCATTTCCGCATGACGCTGTTGTGCTGGATGCAAATGGCAACGCTGGCATCGGTGACTGGTATGAGGCTGCGGAAGACATCTTCTACCGACCTATCAACGCACAACCACCCGACTGGCCCGAAGAATTAAAATCCGAATAAATATGTCCAAGCAAGTAAACCTCCGCAAGGAACACAAGAACCCCAAGGGCGGTCTCTCCGCCGCTGGCCGTGCCAAGTACAACAAGGAGACCGGGAGCAACCTGAAGGCTCCTGTCAAGGGCGCACCATCATCCCCCGAACAGATGCGTCGCAAAGGCTCCTTCTTGGTAAGGATGGGCAGTGCCGCTGGCCCCCTGATGAAGGATGGCGAGAAGACCCGTCTGAAGCTATCTTTGGAGGCGTGGGGCCACTATGGTGACAAGGCATCTGCCGTTGCCAAAGGTCGCCGGATGCTGGCCCGATACCAAAACAAGAAAAAAGACTGACCATGCCCACAGACAAGCAGAACAGAAGCAAGCTATCCCTCCTCGCCGACCAGTTGCACAAGCACTGCAAGAAGCACACCCTTGAACTCTTTATGATGTACAGCGGTGATGTGGAGGGAGGGGTGAAGATGTCCGGCCACTACAGCGAACAGATGGTGAAGAACGTCATTGCCCACATGGCTATGAACCACCCACAGGTGTTCTCCGAAGTGGTCGAAGCCATCAACAAGATGGTGGACGAGGCAGAAGCCTCTGCTCCCGAAGCCGAGGTGGCAGAAGAACCAAAGCTGGTCGTTGAACCTTGATAGTCCACGAGTTCAAGCAGATACTATGGGTCTCCACAGAACTTGGAGATGGAATAGTCATCTGCATGATAGACTACGGGCCACAGGCTAACAGCGTGTTTATGGTAGGGCTGGAGGATGGAAATGTGAAGTTCTTCGACACCAACCAAGTGGTGTTGAGCAGGAACGACACCTTGGGCATCAATACTCCGTATCATCCTCCGAGTTGAGCATCCTGCGAGTGTCGTTGATACGACGCTTGAGGTTCTCACAGACGTGGATGAGTGCGTCTATCCTTCTGTTGGCTAGCATACCGAACCTAGAGTCCGCCTGTGACTCAAATCGTGTGATTGCCTTGTCCACCTCTACAATTGCCGTCACAAGGTCTTGGATTGTAACATTTGTTCTGTCTACAACACCTCTGCTTGGTTCGGGGTTACGAAGGTCAGGGAACGCTTGTTTCATAGAGCAAAGCTACTAAAAGCAAAAAGCCCCCAATTAAGGGGGCTTCTGCATTATATGAAGTGAATGATATTAGGGGCCAACGGTGCCGTCGCTCAGAAGCAGCAGGTATGGGTCACCAGCACCGAGAGATGCGGCAATGGTGGCAATGCCAGTAGAAGCGGCAGCGGCATTGTCCATCTTAAACTTGGTGTACAGCACACCCGTGGGGCTGTAGAAGCCAATGTAGGAACCACCCTGACCCAGCGGGAACAGGTAGCTGCCAGTGGGGCCAAAAGGAGTGAGGGTGTCCTCCACAAAGTAAGAGGTGGTCAATTTGCCTTCTACAGGCTCGGTTCGGCCAAAAGGAGTTAGATTTTGGTTAACACCGGGAGGGGTGTTGCCATAGTATGGCCCGGTGTAAGATTCATCACCCGGAACATTGTAGGTGGGGTAGGTGATCAGCTTGGAGAACGGGCCTACCGTTGCCATAAGCTGGGGAGTAACGAAGTTGGTGTTTACCACTTCGCCATTCACGTCGTTGAACTGAATGATCATTGTAGTTGAGGTTTATGATGCAAATATAACTGATTATCAAGGAGTTATGTATTCGGTATGCAAATTTTTCTACCAAGCACAGGTGTTGCTATATTTGTATCCATGAAAAACGAAGCAATTAAAGCACTTATCTTGACGAAGCTGGACAAGCTCAACGAGCAGTGGACAGACATCGTCAATAACCAAGAACGAACAACCCCCATGGATTACATGAGGGTTGCTGAAGTTCAAGGAGGTATTAACGTCCTTATGGAACTTATGAGTCAGATTGACTTTAAGGCATCCGAATAGCCCCGCGAATGTCCACAATGCAGGCGGATGCTCCGATAGTATCGTTAGTCCAAGTTGCTTGGTTGGCTACCTTGCCCATTGGAATATCCATAAAACGCTGGTCGTTTAGATGCAAGCGGACAAAGTATTGGTCCGCTGGAGATTTTGCAATTTGAGTGTCAAAAGTGTTTGCAAGAGTTGGTTCCGGCCAAGGGTCTTGAAACATAGTAGCATCGTTTGCTACGGGTGCCCAAATTGAAGAATTTGCCGGGAGGAAAGGACTAGACCCGTCAGCCAATCCATAAACGCGAACTGTTTTGACATGAGCGGTTACATCAACAACAGTATAAAGGTTGATAAGATACTCTGTTAGAGAAGAAGCGGCATTGACAAATGCAATGTCTCCGTTGCCTAAAAATATGTCAAAACGATATGGTGCTGGCATCTGTGTAGTAGATTACAATCACACCACCACATTCTTCAAGAAGTTCTTGTGCAAACCCGTCGAATGAAACGCTGGTGGTATCCATAGAGCAAATATAGCAACAATATGTTGATGCTCAATACTTTGTATCTAAATTTGCACCTATCGACACAAGGAAGTCCATACAAGAGCATACCGCCGAACTCCTTCTAAAGCTCAGTTCGGAGGGAATATCCATCTCCCAGCAGCACAAGCAGGAGGTCAGGTCGGCTGGCTTTTCAGAGGAACTTGTTGCCCAGCATAAGGAACAGAAGTCATTCAAGTCAGAAGAAACGGACATCCCCGACCTTGGAGAGTGTCACCTATGGTTGTATGATGTCCCCACAATAACAGAAGGGCCTAGGGCTGGCGACAAACTTGAGGGTGAGTCTTATTACAGCAAGATTCCCAATTCATGGATTGAAAAGTGGAAGGATGTTGAAATAGAGAAGGCTAGTTGGAAGCCCGACAGCCCTGAAGACTATGATCAGGAGTTCCGCAAGTTCATCAACAGCCACATCCCAAGGTTTGACTCCATCATCGCTTACGAGCCATTCTATCTATACATAGAACAGGCGAAGAGATGGCTGGATGACAAACGAACATTAGCGGATATTGACCCCGTAGAGAGGTACGAATACAAGCGCAGGGAACTGGCTCGTATAGCCGATAACAAGCTGTACGGGATGAACAAGTACGTCTCCATCAAGGAGGATGGGTTCATCGGTGGCCGTCGCCCATATGAAGCATCTGCCCCGCAAGCCCTGCTGTGCTTCCTTGTGGACAGGGGGAACAGCTTTGACCTTGTCAAGGGCCGTCAAGCTGCCATTACATCCACCATGATGGCAATGGCTGCATTGGAAAGCGTTGTCCGCTCTTCGTTCAGCGGAGTGTTCATGGTGCATAAAAAGGACGGGACGGGTAAAACCCTATTCAGGGATAAGTTCCAGTCCACCTTCCAGCACTTGCCACATTGGATGATTGGTGAGGTGGACGTGAGCAAGGGGTTCTCCTCGGAGAGTGCAATTATGGACTTTGACCCCGGAGATACCAAGGCACAGAAGGGTAGGGACATCTCGGAGTTCCGACTTCTGTCGGCAGAGGATAGCATGACCGTCAATGGACGTACACCAACGTGGTCATTGTTTGATGAGGCACAAAACATACCCACATATCAGACAATCAAAAGCGAAATCGACCCCACGATGTACCAGTTCAATAAGGCGAAAGGTCGCTTTGAACTTGTCCGTCAAGCGTTTGCATGGGGTACTGGCTCTTCCAACAACACAGGGCAGGGTGCTTTCGAGAATGACTTTAAGTCGCTGCTTGCGGCTTGGGAGGGAGGTGAGGACACGGGGGGATGGGTTCCGGTCTTCATGGACTGGACTTGCCGACCGGGTATGACCCGTGAGTTCTACAACAAGCAGAAGTCCAAGTACTTGCGTGGACAGACCGAGGAGACAAAAGGTCTTTCGGCCACAGAGCGATTGTCATTGTTCTGCGCTCACTACCCAAGCAAGCCGGACGATGCTTTTATGACCAGCCACAAGACGCTGGTTCCTATGGAGATAATCGTAAAACAGCAGAACAGGATAATAAATGAGTGTCACAAGAAGGGGTTCCAGCCAATCCCCGGCAAGTTTGTCCCGGTGTGGGACGAGTCGGTCAAGTTACCGGAGGGGAGCCTCTACGCGCACCCTATCAAGGGATCTCGCTGGGTTCCGTCAGCATTCGACGACATCGAGGCTCCGGTCAAGATGTTCTTGGAGCCGGACAACTCCTACGCCTATCGTTACTTCCAAGGAACTGACCCCATTCAGAATGACGGAGGTTTCTCGCGCTATTCATCAGCTATATGGGACTGCGCTGCGCGTACCGTCATCGAAAACGGGGAAGAGGTGTATGTACCCACCGTCGCTTGTACGCTGAACGCCCGTACCACATTCCCCACGGACTTGTTCTTGCAGGGGGTGCTGATGGGGATGTATTACAGAAACCAAGGGCAGAAGGCTTGCAAGGAACTCGTTGAAATCAACGTGGGACACAGATATGTGGACTTCAAGTGTTCCCCGGTGTTCAACCTTCGGGAGTCGCTGCTGCTTCGCAACGAACTGCTACCCAAATACAAGGGCGGTACGCACATCTATGGCGTTGACCTGAAGGGCGGCAAGGGGAGCCGAAAAGAGTCGCTCTACGGGGATGTAACCGACCTTATCAGGACGAACGGACACAATATATGGTACTATGACTTTTGGACACAGGTGAGGCACATCTCCGTGGAGTCCAAGGCAGACGGGTCTGTTGTATGGGGTACGATGAACAAGAACGTCTACAACGACGACTTGGTTTACGCTGTGGCCTATGCTGAACTATGCTCCCGCTGCATCAACAAGAAGCCTGTAAAGGTTTCTGCCGAAACCAAGCAGTACAAGACCAAGAGGGTCATCAAGCGTGACCCCATGACATTAAGGCCATACTACGCAACTGAACGCGTGGAAATGAAGTACACATGAACGAGCAGATAATTGAACAGATGCTGGAGCGGAGGTATCTCATCTTCGCCCCCAAGAATGGTAAGGACTTGCGTGTCCAGTACCCCGAACTCGTAGAGTACGCAGAGTTCCGTCCGGAAGCCATAAAAACCCACGACCTTTTGTTTGTGTGGTGGTTCCGATGCTCTGCATCCCCGTACTACGACATGGAAGATGCTGAAAAGTTGGAACCTTGTGTTCGTGTTGCATACCCAACAGAACAGCAGAGGGAGTCAAAGCTGAAGGAATTTAAGGCTCAATTCCCAGATAATATCAAGTCTGCATTCAAAAGAATGGAGTCCTTCAACCTAGGGGCTAGGGTTGAGAATTATCTTTACACGCAAAGAGTGCGGGACAATTGCAAGGCAATGCTTGCTGTGGACATCAACACGATGGACATTGAGGAGCAAGAGTCTTGGAGTAAACGCGCTCCGGCTATTTGGAGGCTATTGGAGGAAACTTCAAAAACCCTCGAAAAAGGGGGATTTGGAGTTGTAGAATCAGATAACACTATTGTAGATGAGCTTGATGGCTCGGTAAAATCATTTAGACAATCTCGCCGATGACACCCACCACAGTAAATAACAGGGGATTTTGGACGTGGATTCCCATTGCCACGATGATCCCTCCGACTATGACCACCCCCGAAAGGGAGAAGGGTGAGTCATATCATGCTCTGTGGACGCGCTACTTCCTATCGCGTCAGGTGGGTTCTTGGATTGAGTTCTACAGGGGCAACTATACTGCCAATATGGAATACGCCATCGACTCGCGGTGGGGTGAGGAGGAGGATGTGCGTATGTTCCTTGGAGACGGCCCTGCCCAAACCTCTCGTATTCCGTTCAAGTTTCCCATCCTGTCCCCGATGCTGACCCGCATGGTCGGAGCGGTGGACAACATCTCAAT